GCCATAAACCTTACTTCTTCTGCTGTTACTCGTTCAGCTTGTCTTTGTACTGAACTATTTAGCAAGAAAGAATAAGATAATCTTTGTGTGATACCATTCATTGTTTCTTGTGCTACTCTAAAGTCATTAAACTTATTTGCTTGTAGAGTTGTTACATCATTAGCATCACCACTGATAATACCTCCGTTAGGGCTATCAGCTATATTTCGTATCTTAGTTGTACCGTTTGGTCTAACCATAAATAAAAGTTTAGCACTTGCAGCACTACCTTCTACAATAGCACGAGTTAGAGCTTCAAGAGATTTTAAATCACCTATTATCTCTTCGCAATATGAGCGACCATAATCACTACCATCGACAGCAATAAAACGTAAAGGTAACCAAGGTAGTTTATCTTCAGGGTAGACACCTTGAGATTTAGGAATAGGTACTCCTTTTACTTCTTGATGTACTACATATTTTTTACCTTCTTTTCTGACACAAGTATATAAGTCACATTCTTTTTTATTGACATCTACTTGATAATCTGGATTATCTTGTAAAGCTTCTTGAACTATTTTAGGTAATGCACTAAAAGCTATTGTTTCTTTGGTAATAAGTTTTAACAAGTTACCCATTGTATCACGTTTGACTACATATCTATCTAACCTAAATACTTTCATACCACCTTCTTGTGGCATATATACTAAAGCATTTCCGCAAACTATTAGCTGTTTTAAAGCTTCGTATGTCGGTACTCTTATGGCTTTCGTTTCTATTTCTTGAGTAGCACTTCTTTCAATTCGTGCTAAAGCTTCTTCTGCTTTACCTCTACCTTCAGCACCTAATTCTACTAAATTAAAATCATCTATAGTTAATCTAAAAAAAGGTGAGTTTGGAGGAAGTAATGTCATTAAAAGTTTAGAAGCAAGATTATTAACACCTCTAGCTCCTACAGCTTGATAAGGTGTAAGATACTGAGTATGTCCTCCATGACCTTCAGGAGGCATGAGTGTAGGAATAGTTAATTCTGCACAATTTCTTGCTCTAGTTAGAAACGCATCTCGGTCAGCCGTCATGTTTTCATAGGCTTTTTCAACACCTTGATCGTTAATCATCATGCTTTATTCCTCACGAGTAGTTACTTGTGTTCTGTGTTGTAGCAGCCTTAGCTACTTTAGGGGCTGCTGTAGGTTGTTTTGATTTCTTTCTTTTATCAAGAGCTTTCTTTGCACCTAAACCAGCAGCTCCTGCTATACTTAAAGCAGGTAAAAATCTTTTAGGGTCTTTTAATGTATCTCTAGCAGTAGACGTTCTTGCTGCTGCCATTCCTAATGACGTACACATAATTATACCGTCCTATTAATTGTTAAACCAGCAGCAGCCGAAGGTGTTTGGATTCCTAGGTTTCTACGTCTGTTTTGTTTAGAACCTAACTTTTTCTTTTGTTGAGCCATAGCTGTAGAATCTACATCTATCTCTAAATCCTCAGCATTTCTATTAGCCATGGGAGGTGCTTTAGCAGGTTTTGGTGTTTTTGGGGTTCTCATACACATAATTTTATTTCTCTTCTGTTAGATCGTCATCTAATATAAAAGTCATTCTTTCGATAACTGATTGTTGTCCTTGAAGAAAAGCTATTTCTTCTGGAGTTATACCCTTTTTCATTGGAAGGGTGTTTGGAAAAAGTAATTTAAAGTGATCTACTAACTCTTTGTTAATAAAGACCGCTTTGTTTAGTAGTGTTTTCATAGTAATTTCTCTATAGGACACCTTTTAAAAAGGTTGATATTTATCAAGGAGTTACAGGAAGGTAATTTAACCATACATTTGCGATGATATGGAGGCAGGTTACTACCTCCAATACCACAATCGCTTTCCTATATTTCACAACCACCTGCCACACAAGCTAATTCTTGTGTACCTGTCGTTGTGTCTTCTTTCTCAAACTCACCTAATCTATTCCAATCAATTTCTTTAGGCATATCTTTAACTAATGTTTTGTATGTTTTTTCATCAATAGCCTCATAGGGTGCTTGCTGATATACATGATCAGTTCTAGGCAGGAAGCTAATACCTGAACAACTATCTAGTTTATCCCACACCCATTGACCTGCTGCAAGAAACTCTGCATCTGAGTAATAAATAGTCACACTAGGTTTATGCTCACACCAGCTTTCTTGATAAGTATCCCACAAGTCTAACTGTTGCTGTACATCTAGCTCTTCTACTGTTGTTGCACCTTCAGGAGCTTTCATAGGAAAAGAGAATACATAATTCTCATTATTCATTACATCCTTTTCCCAAGGTACTCCAGCATCTTTTAGAAACTCTGAGATAGGGTCTTTACCATCTGATCTTACTCGTCTTATATAGTAAGGTGAGAATCTAGCATGGAGTCCAGATGCACTATCTACTAACTGACTAACTGTACCTGATGGTTTAACACAAGTAATAGCTGTTGATTGATTTACACCTAAAGACTCAGCCCACTTCTTATTTGTTTCTACAGATATTTGTTTTAATCTTTCTAATATCTCTGGTAAGTTAGGTTGGTTAGGATGATCAAACCAAGAGCCTTTTTCTGTTTTACCTGATAATATTGGGTGATCCATAATACCTGTCATTGATACACCAAGCAAACATTCTTCTGCTGTATTCTTTTTCCAGATAGATCGTACATACCTAAAATCAGTTAATGTAGATTGTAGTGTTCCTAGTATTGTAGCTATTTCTACTTTCTCTTCTAAATCTCTTAGATCATCAGTAGACCTTACAACAACTTCACTAAGGTTACATACTTGTGCAGACCTAAGTATTATTTCTGAACATGGGTTAGTACCAAAGCTATGATCTATGTCTCTTCGTCCGTTCCTTGCTGCTTGGTTTTTCGATGCTGCCCTTGAGAAGATACCACGCTCTCCAGCTTTTGATTTATATAACGATACCCATTCTTCAAGAAAGGTTTCAAAGTCTGGTTTATCTGCATACACAGCACTGTTATTAGCCAATGCCCTTTGCGTATCAGTTTCCCACCAATTTCCAGACTTAGCATGACGCATCCTATCATCAGAAAGATTAGACAGACTGATAAGAGCAGACCTCCTAACACCCCCAACAACAACAATCTCTGCAATTTTACATACGATGTCATGGCACTCTAGGCTTGTGAGCCTCCTCCCAGCAGCAGCTTTAAAAGTGGCAACAGTGAAATGAAACAAAGCAACAAGAGGGTCAGCCCCACTGCTTCTTCCACCGAAAGTTTTAAGCCTTTCACCTTTTTCACGTAGACGGCTAACATCCCACGAAGGTATCTGACCCGAATACAAAAGGCTAACCAGCTCACGATAAGCCTTTGCCCAACCGATTTTAGAATCTCTAACAATGATCGTAGTATCTGTTTCATGGAACTCCTCCGCAACTTCTGGCAGCTTTTTAACTTCTTGTCTTTCTACTGAAAACCCTACACCTGTTCCACACATAAGAACATAAAGTATTTCATCGAATGCTCTAATGTTATCTATTGCTATATAAGAACAATTAAAACCAGCCATGTTATCTCTAGCTAGTGCTTCCCCTGCTGTCATAAGACAACGCATAGAAGGCATGACATCGAGATTATAAATCGCTTTGTATAATCTTTCAGATGTCTCATAATCTATCTGACCTCTTTCTACCCAGAAGTCAGTATATCTTCTTACGGTTTCTTCCCAAGTCTCTCGTCTACCTTCTTTATCTAACCAACGAGCGTACCTTGACTTGTGTATGTATTGTTGATATGAATCCATTTACCAATTTACCCCTTTTGTCTTTTCCATTAATTCAATCATTTTGTTTAGATACCAGATTGCTTTTTTAGCATCCTCAATAGGCTTACCTTTTTCCCACAATCTTGAGCCTGTGTACTTTAGTACATTGCCGTGACAATATGAGATAGCCTCATACTCACCTAACACATCAACGATATAATCTATGGTTTCAATATCACCTTTGTTGTAATGTGGAGGTTCATTTACTAGGTCTATGCTGCCCACAAACTTACCTCCTTAGTTTCAAAATCATACTCACCTACACGAAGTATCCTTGCAAGTCTTGCGTTTTCAATTGCAACCTCTTCGCTTAGGTTTTGTTTAGCATAAGTGTCAACTACAGTTTCCCAAGTAGCACCTTTTTCTTGCAAGATTTTATTTGCTTTTTTATCACCTATTGTAGGACAACCTTTATAGTTATCAGTTGAATCACCTACAAGAGTTTGATAGAAAAAGTTATAGTCAGCTTGCTCGTTATCTATTTGTACAACTTGACCATGAACTAAATGATTGGCAGGGACAGTTAGTAAATCTTTATCCTCAGACCATATAATGTAATCGTCACTACTACTACCTAAAATTCCAAGAAGGTCATCTGCCTCTAGCTTATTTTCAATTTTGCCATTGTACACATCTGCCAAATATTTTTTGGCAAAATTTAGGAGCATAGGTTTACGTACAGTTTTTCTATTCTCTTTGTAGTAAGGTGCTATATCTTTTCTATATAAAGAAGTACCTGTTAAACAAGTAATAACTTTCTCGCATTTAGATTCTTCTATTATTTTAGACATAAACTCTTCGATAGAACCTACTACATCTTTCTCGTGTGCATGGAGTGTCCATAAACCATCACCCCAATCTATTGGAGTCTCAGCTATCGTGGCAGCTTTGTAGGCTACAATGTCTCCATCTACTAAAAGTGTTTTACTCATCACTTTTATCTCCCATCATTTTTTCATATTCTGCTTTGTCTAATCTTTCTATTATCAGCCCTAATTTAGCTAACTTGTAATCAATCCATGATTGGCTTATCCATCTAATACCAAGGGCTACACTAACAAAAGCAAAACTAAAAACTAAAATTATATTTAACATATCACTCTGCATTAGATACTCCTGTGTTTAACCATTCTCAACTTCCTGTTGCTAGGATTAAAACTAAGTAACTGAACACCCATCTCTTTTTGCAGATCAGTTCTACCTTTTTTAATCGTATAATATTCTTTATCCTTATTGTACTGCATGGTTTTAACATCAAATAAATAAACCTCACCATCTTTTATAGCTACAATATCAATAGCTCCTGTACACCCACAATTATGAAACACTTCAAAACCTTCGTCCCATAACCATGTAATTGCATAATGTTCTGCAAGGTCTCCAATCCTGCTAGAGTCAGTGAGTTTCTGCCCAACTACTTCCGACTTGGTATTCTGAGTCGAGAGGGCATTTAAAGTTGAACTCCAGCTCTGTTTCTTTAATGGCTTCTTTAGTGATTGCACCTATTTCATCCTCAAGCCCTTTCTTAACTAAGATTTGAACTTCATCGTGAACAAAGGCTACTATTGAAACATCATTAGTTTTATAACCTCTTTCTCTAATTTTTTTATCTATAGTTGCATACCACTTTTTACATATGATAGCACCTGCTGATTGAAGTAGAGTGTTCAAAGCAGCATGAGGGTGACGGATAGGTATTCTTCTACCATCTAAACCATTAATAAATTTGTCACCACTCTGCTGTTCTAATCTATATTTTAGAGCTTCTGTTAGTTTCTTTAAAGCTGGGGTTTTAGCCAAAAACCTTTTCTTTATTTGACCTCCTTCCCTAGCACCTTTGCCAATTATCTGACCTATCTTTTCATTACCTGCACCATACAAGAATCCGTAGATAAATGTTTTGGCTTGAGGTCTGGTCTCTAATCCAGCAGCTTTTTGATTAGCTGTATGGATATCACCACTAAGTATTTCTTTACCATATGCACCACCATCATAACGATTCATATAGTGAGCGAGACACCTGAGTTCAAGACCACTTGCATCTGCACCGAGAAGCGAGAAGCCTTCTGTCGCATGAAATAACGCTCGACATTCCTTCCCATATGCTGCTCCAATTGAGGGAACTTGAGCGACGTTTGGATCACTGTGAGTACAGCGAGAAGTGACAGCCCCCATATGATTGACCCTGCCATGAATGCGACCTTCTCTTTCCAATTTAAGCCAAGCTTGCTTACCATTTCCTAGCTGTCCTAGTCTTTTGTTTAGCATTAAATATTCTGTCAATAATTTAGCTTCTGGCATATCAATTCCTGCCAAAATTTTTTCGTCAACTTTTGGTTCACCTGATGGAGTAAACTCTTCAGGCTTCCAGCCTTTTTGTTGTAGTCTATCTGCTATCTGTTGACGAGATGCAGGGTTGAATGGAATAACTTTTGTTTTCGTTTTCAACTCAACTACTGTGGGTGGAAGATTGTTTACCAACTCTGTTTCTATCTCTTGCTTTCTATGAGACAACTTAGCATACAAAGCCCTTGCCTTATCTACATCAAAAGGAAATCCATTTCTCTCTTGTTGTAATAACAACCTATTCATCTCGTGTTCTAACTGCATAGGCTTTTCGGGATAGTCTTTAGATTGAATCAACTCATAAAATTTAGTATTTAGATGAACGTCCTGTTCACAATAGTCTAGCATCTCAGGTGTGTATTTATCAAAAGCACCTTCGTACTCACCATAATCTCCCTTGTTAAATTTTAGTCGTTGACCCCATGCTTTTAATGAATGTGACCCAATCAAATTACTATCTACTGTTCGTTTAAGTAAATCTATTTCTTTTAGATTAGACCAGATTAAGCGTGAGGCTACTAAAGTATCAAACACTTTTCCTTTATACTCAAAGTTGTATAATTTTTTTAATACAGGTAAATCATATGCCATGATATTATGACCACCAATAGCCTTAGCACCTTGTAATATACCTAAACCCATTTGTATGTTGTCAGGCTCAATACGAACTACATTACCTGTCCTTAGATTTTTTAAAACCATACAATGAACTTTAGTTACATCAGGTAATAAATGATCTGCTTCTATATCAAATATAATCATTCTATACCTCCTTTCCTTGGAGTATAGACTATAACATGAGTTCCACATTTAGGGCATGATAAGTTTGTTTCCATTACAAACTCTTCACTATCTTCACAATCGTGATCTCCTCCCCAAATTAAATGTGTACCACAGTTGTAACATTCCATAATATATCCTCTCGCTGGAGTGATTAGTGTTTCGTAGCTAGTGCTGCTTTTTCTTCTTCATAGATAACTTTAAATTCTTTAAAGGTTGGTATCTCTTCTAAACCAGCAGAAGATAGCAACTCCTTTAATACTTTATAAGCCTCCATTAATTTTATCTCATTGTCTTGCTCATACTTTTCTAACTTCATATAGCTCTCCTAAAATTGCACATCATCTTCCAACATTCTACCTGTATCTCTTGAGTAAGTCAAGACTCCTGCTACACCTGTCTCACCAGACCATCTGTTTTTTAATACTCTTATGGTAGTTACGTCAGAGTTATCAGCATCTTGTTGGTTTCTTTCTAATCCTATAACAATATCAGATAGCTGTCCGATAGCAGCCGAACCACGAAGTTGGGATAGTGATGTAACCACACCCTCTTCATGTCCTTTGTCACCACTAGGTCTCCTTAGGTGAGACACTACAATCATACCAATGTTTAACTCCTCTGTAATAGAACGAAGTCTTGTCATTAAAGTATCAATTGTTCTACGCTCGTCTCCACCATCCATGCCACTAACCACAATACTAATGTGGTCTAGTATAATGTATTGACAACCACAACCTCTAGCTAGATAACGTATTTTATTTAATAAATTATCTGACTCAGTTGAACCCCAATGGTCATACATAAACACACGACCAGTTCCTAGTGTGGCATCAAAGGCTTTTCGTAGTTCAGCTTTATCAACAGTCTCTAAATGTACGAGCCTGTTTAAGTATAAAGACATCAATCCCTGAGCTGTGCGTTTACTAGATTCCTCTAACGCAACGTAGCCTATGGTAGCACCCTCGTTCAGTAGATGATATGCAAACTCTCGTGTGAGTTGACTTTTACCTAAACCTGACCCTGCTGTTACAGTTACTATCTCACCTAACCTACAACCACCTACTTTATTATTTAGACTGTTGTAAGGATAAGGTACACAATGTACTTGTTTTTCAGTAGATACTTCTTCCCATAGATCAGCACCATTTATAATACCATCTGGTTGGAAAGTCTTGGCTTCCCAGAAAGCATTTATTAGTTCTTTGGTACGACCTGCCATTACCATTTCACTAGCATCTTTCAATGGTAGTTTGGCAATCTTAGCTTTGCGAGGTGATAGTAGTGATGCACATTCTATTGATGCTTTTCTACCTACCTCATCGTTGTCGAACATAAAGACTACTGAATCAAAACCCTCAAGCCATTCGATAGCTTGTTTGATATCACGCTTTGCTCCAGCAGCTCCTGTCTTTACAGAAACAACAGCCCACTTATGATCGAAGGCTTGTGACAAAGAGAGAGCATCTAGCTCACCCTCGACAACTGTTACTGTTTTACCACTGTCTCTCCACAACCACTGTCCGTAGAGTCCAGCTTCTTTGATATTACCTCGTACTGAGAACTGCTTCCCTGCTGTCCGAATTTTTTGACCAACTGTTTTACCTTGCGAGGTTTTATGGTTTGCAATCTGCGTTGTCTGACCATTTAATTCACCTGTCTGATAGTCCCAAAACTCTACAGTTCTAAGGTTTAATTTTCGTTTTATTAACGGAACATACTTACCATTTAAAAAATTGTCGGGCTTCAACTCTACCACTTTAGCCTCCTCTTGGGATTGCCCATAAGTCTCACACGCAAAGCAATAGGTATGACCATCTGAATATAGACTGTTAGCATCAGACGAACCACACTTATCACATGGAGTGTGTCTTATAAATTCACTCTCCTGTTTTTCCATTTATATCCTCTATTACTTTTCGTTTTTGTTCGTTTGTGTAAGTAGACCAATGTGTAATGTCATCAATACTACGACCACAGCCGACACAGTATTTATCTTTAAGTACACACACATTTATACATGGTGATTTAATTAAGCCACTCATCTGGGATGATCTCTTCTGCATATATAAATCCATGTCTCTCTGCCCATTCAGCACAAGTCATTTTAGTGCCGTCTTTTCTTCTTTTAGCACCTTGAACAGTGCTAGAATTTTTTTGGAATAAAAATCGAATGTCCAATTCAGGGTGTTGTTCCTTGATACTTCTCATCTTTCGTTGAGCATCTTGTCGGAAGTAACCCTTGATCTCGATATACATATCCCCAATCTTTAGATCAGGTACGTAGTTTCTTTCTACTACATAAGGTAGCTTACAAGGTTCATACTCATAAACTACCCCACGCTTATCAAGGTTTAATTGAACTCGTTCTTCTAAGGTTGATTTAGAAGTCTGAGACATCATCGAATACCTCTTCGTCATTAGTAGCAGGTGCTTTAGTTGGTGCAACATATCCATCTTCTTCATCAAATACAGATGCTGCTGAATTACCGTATTCGATTAAGTCGATTACTTGTACTGCTTTAAGACGAAGAGACACACCCACTTTCTTAGTGCTGGGCATGACATAAGGGACAGGTTCAAAGGCTACTTTAACTTTAGAGCCATTACCTATAAGAACATTTTTATCCATTGGTTTAACTTTAGCATCAAACACAGCAGGTACTTGTTCATAATATGTACCATCACGCTTTCTTACTTTAGCTTTGAGCTTGAACTTAAACTCAACATTTCCTGTATCATCTCCTGTATCTCTATCGTACACAGGTTGACAAACAGGTTGTGTGGTCAGCGTGTTTTTTAGACGAGGGTCTTTCTCAATTGCCTCATCAAACTTCGCTTGAACTATTTGTTCTAGTTGCTCACACATTTCAACAGACTCAGCTACAGGCATTTGTAAGTTGACTGAGTATTCACCATCTGGATTGAACTTGGTGTCAGGCTCAGTTACTTTTGCCCACATAGCAGTTCCTGCAAGTTTCTTTATCATTTTAGCCATACTTTAGTTTCCTTATATAGTTTAGTTTATTGATAGAGGGCTATAGGTCACCTTTTAAATCGAACAGTCTCGGAATGTCCGAGGAATCAGGCAAAGAAATAGTCACTCTTTAGTACATCGTTTAAATCTAAGTCTCCTTTCTCAGGAGGTCTTGGTACATCAGTGCCATCAGGCAGTTCTGCAACAGCTTTTGTAAATAAATTTTCTAGTACATCATGCTCTTGATACATCTTAACAAAAGCCTCTCGTAACCTCTTGTTTAACTTAGGCATATTAGGGCTATGAGTAGCATAAGAGTCATGCACCATTGCAAAGTCTATTATACCATCTTTTATACACTCATGTACAGTAAATGTCAAAGCCGAAGCATCTAGTGAGTGTACAAAATTTGGACTAGCACCAGATAATACTTTTCTCCTATCAATTGTATCGACCTGCTCCTCATTATAAGTCAGTTGTATTATCGAACCACTGATATGAGACTTGACCTTGCGTTTTTTATTCTCTTTGTAGTCCTGCCTTACAAGTAAATTTGTAGGTGTTACCCAAGAAAATATCTTACCACTATCTACATATAATTTAGCTATCTCCTTGATGTAATTCATGGCACTAAAAGCTGACACAATAACCTCACTTATAGCTTGCCATACAAAACCAGAAAGATAAAAAGAAGGTTCAAAGAAATCATCATTCCAAGGATTATTACCCTTACATTTTTCTTCTAAAGCTTCCATTATATACTCTCTACAAGCGTGTCTAGTTCCACTATAAGGGACAATCATCACTGACCTTTTGGTTAGCTTACGACACACACCTATTTTTAATAATTCTTTAGCTATTGTAGTGTTTTCTTTTTCTAACAGAGATATTGTTTTGTTAGCTACATCAGCATAAATATCTCTTGGCTCGTTGCTGGGGGTGAGGTTTACTGCCTTACCTCCCTCAGAGTCCCTGAGCATTGCTGAGAGGTGTTGTAATCCATTACAGCTCCCATCACTAGCACAGGGTAAATGTGTCTCATACGGCTCTCCAAAGCCTCTCAGACGTACCTCATTATATTCTGCCCACTCTTTACACCATGCCAATGCTTGCCAAGGTTTGTCGGCTTCCTGCCACCACTTACATTCATAAGGATTATTATAAACATTAACAGCATTTTCTATATTTATATAAGCCCACATCTCACGATCTTCTAGGCTAACCTTGTCCACTCCGAACACATTAGCACCATGAATAGCTAACCACTTGGCATCTTCGTCATTGAGAATGGTAGCTGGACGAGAAAACTCCAATAATGCTTTAGAGTAATCTGCATTCTGTGGCGAGAGGAACGACTCAACAGGATATTTCCTGCCACGAAAGTCGCATTGCCACACGAACCAGAAGTTGTCCATAGTTTCGTATTCTTCTGCAAGCTGTAAAGTCCTCTCCACTTGAATACGCTTGGACATATTCTTAGCATTCTCAGAGTATATAGTATTTCGTAAAGCCTTAAAGTCTTTAAACTCTTTTTTCTGTTCATCGTTTAAATGTCTAGGCTCAACGCTAAAAGGATAATTAGGAAGTGGTATATTATCACGAGAAGGTAAACCAACCCACTGTTCTCCACTATCCCAACAAGCTCTTATAGTTTCCAAAACAAACTTGTTCACTCTCCAAGGTGTATTTTGTAATGTATTCACACACTCATACTCAAGGGAGTTATCACGATTGTTGTGATCCTCGACAAATTGTTTTAAATCTTTTCTCATAATCCATGTATCCTCATAAATGGTTTACTGTTTATATGCTTAGAATAATAACCACCACCATAAAATGATTTCCATTCTTTTGGTTGAATAATACAAGGAGAATACCTAGGTAAATTATTCATGTGAGTATTATTAAAAGCTTTTATCCACTCCAAAGTATCAGGAGTAGGGTCAAGATATGTTATGGTTTTATTCCTACCATATTTTTTCCTCAATTTTACAATACCTGTATGTTCAATAATAAGATTAATCATAAACAAACCTACTTTCATTCTATCTGTTTTAGACCAATCAGTTATATCAACACCATCACTGTGCATTTTGTGATTAAGCCCATGCCTTTTATGATCAAAACCTTTATCAGATTTTTTATTAGCTAATTTAATTAAGTTTCTTGCAACTTCTGGGTCAATCTTAATCCACTTATCTAATCTATCTTGAGTCTCTAACTGCTTGCCAACATAGTGAGCAACCGAGACTAGTCTTGAATGTGAAGCCACATTGTCTATAACAGAAAGCAACGCAAGAAAACTAGCAGAAGATGGGTTTATATCTTTAATAAGTTTGTGAACCCTATCGTTGTTACCTCTAGGTTTTTTCAAAGCAATGACCAACGCATTGGTCAATGGCTCACATACACCAGCTATGATTGATCTACCATGCTTGGTTTTAGACTCTAAGTTTTTTTCTTGAAGCGTGTTCTTTTGTTTCATATATCTATCAATTCCAGATTGTACCATTCTATGTTCTAGTTCAATCTGTTCGTCTAGTGTAGCCATTTTCACTCCTTCCTCGGACATTCCGAGGCTTTGACATTTTTTAAGTACTGCTCATAAATAGCATCTTCATCTAAATAGTAAGGTATGTTAGAAGGAATACTAGCCTTATACTTAGCAATCTTATCTGCATACCTTTTATTGTAATCATCAATTGCTTTTTGAGGTATGACTATTTTATTCATCAATGCGTTCCATCTTTATAGACTTAACAGTACTATCAGATAATAGCTCACCATGAAACTTCCTAACTTCATCCTCATTATGACTACAACGGACATCAGCAGTAAAATTTCTAGTAACACCCTCAATGGTTTCTTTCGTAAATTCAAATCTCATATAACTCATCAGTTCATCTCCACGTTTTGTTCAAACCTATCATCAGTTGCATTGTAATATGCGTGTTCACCTGTGTCAAGGTTTTGCATTAGTAAATATTCCTTACCTCCCCACTCAAATGGTGTGGCTCTTCCTTGATCGGCAGGTCTCCAATTTGTGTTTGTTCCATAATCCATATGATTTATTTCCTCTGGTTCTTGTAGTGTTGGGTTCATACCTTTTTTACAAAAGATACGCTCAAAGTTTCTGTTGTATAACTCAGCGTTAGTAGGTCTACGCTTACTACCTTTACTCATCAATTACCTCCAATATTTTCTAAGTGTTCTATTGTATCATCTACAATCATTCTTACAGTACACTCAGTACCCTCATTATCCTTTGGCTCATCTAACAAATTATGTTTTCTGAGTATCGCCCTTATGTCGAGCATATTGCATATCATATCATCTATTTTGTTACTCATCACTAATCTCTCCTATAAATCCTGCATTAAATTTACTTTCTATTTCCCCAACAAGGTACTCTAATATTTCTTCTTCACTCCTACCCCTATGCTTTGCTCGCATGATTCTAAAGTAATCTTTAACACCTTGCTCGACTGTAAGTTCATAAAGGTCTTGTAAAAAATAAGTATCATCTGGGTCTCTAAAAATTTCACATATAAAATCTACTTCTTTACTCATCACTTACCTCCTCAATTGTTACATCGTCAAAACCTTTGTCATGCCACTCAAATGAGGCATTATAAGCCTCCTCGTAAGTGTCGTAATGATCATCAATACCACCAACCCATAATATATATTTACTCATCATTCACCCCCAATATCTGAAGTGAATAAGGCACTTCATTATTAGAATCTTTTGCTTGAATACCCTCAAAAGATAAATTCATAGCTTGGCAATAACGAACAGCCTTGATGTAATCTTCCATTGTACGAAAATATAATATGTTAAGCATTAGTAACCTCCTCGCTTTCAATAAGCTTCAATAAACTTTCTGCTAACTCTTTTCTGCCCTCAAAGATATCCTCTGAACCATCAGTTAAATCTTCTTCCAATGCTTGTTCACAATCAGATATACAAACTTTAAGCTGATCAACAACCTTAGCTAATAACATCATTGCTTTAAAATCATCTTTCATTCTTTCACCTCCACGATTTCACAATCAATTGAAAAGTAATCACACCGACCTTTGCGGTAATAAGCTTCCTCACGACTCACTGGGTTCTCAGTTACACAAACACCCTCTTCGTATATATGATAACGCTCTTCCATTATAGTCCTCCATTATCCATTTCAATTTGTCTCATTGTTTCATACTGATCCTCAGCCATGACACCTTCCCAATACTCGTCATCTTGTTGCTCTTCTTCCTCTTGTTTTTTTAGTTCTTTCAGTACATCAGCGAAGTCATAAGAAACCCCACCTATTTCATACCTAACATTACCATAACTTGTAGTCCATATTTCTGTGATAGGTTTACCATTAATTATATCTCCAACTGTAACATAATCTGATAACCTATTTTTATCTCTTTTATGTAAAGTCTGTGTGTAAGTTTTTCTAGTCATGTCAATCTCCAATTAAATTAATGAAAGGGTAGTTTCGGTTTCAAGGCTTAAACTACCAAAGAGCCATGCAATTTTAGTTTTAAGTTTAACGACTTTAAACATGAGGCAATCCCAAAATAAGTCTACCCTCCTATGTTAGTCTCGGAATGTCCGAGCAATGATATCTTTAATATCACGGTTTTGAACATCGTGCATATGCCTCTCACCATACAAGTTCTCACGAGCAATAGTCAAGAGACCACGATGATAAGATGTGTAGGTAGTACCTACTTTATTTTCTTTTTGACGAACTTTTCTCTTACGAGCTGTAAGTATATACATATCGTTGAGAAAATCAAACCTAGAAGGTCTGAGACCTACCTTGCGAGCAAGAAAGAAACGATTGTCAACAATACCCACTCGTTTGTATACACCCTTACCTGTTTTCTTGTTTACCTGCCATGTACCATCTTGATTCTTGAGTCGAATTTTTTTGGTATCTGGTGTAACATCAAACCCGAAAAGTGGTGCAAGCTTTGCTAGTGTCTGAACAGTAAGTGCAGACAATCTGCGTGAACTACCTATCATTGATAATAACATAATAATTTCCTCATATTGAAGTTTTAGTGAATTAAGTAGGAGTAATGTACCTCACTAACTTGACAACCATTATCCCACACTTTTGAATTAGATGCAAGGTTTTCACACCAATCATTCCATAAACGCTCTGTGCCGTACTGATGACACAATCGAATATAGTCTCGGAGCTTCCTAAGATTAGTTGCCTTAGCCTTATCACCCTTAGGGTTACTAGCTAAGGTAAGTGCCTTAGGTTCAATCCCAAGCCTCTTGATATTGTGAACGTCCATACACCCAACCAAACCTGCTATTAGCTGACAACAAAACCCAGCCTTAGGTAGACCGAGACCATCAATGCGTAAGAATATCTGCATCAAATCCTCGGCTTTGTCATCATCTAATTTGTTACTGCTGATAACCTCCATAACATCAGTATAAATCTCTTCCATGTGTTCCTCGAGATAAGCATACAACTTAGCTTTACTACCCCATAAGAACTTTGATTTAGACCCTTGCCCAATGACCGAAGCCATTTGCATACCAACACCTTTCCAATTTTGTTGTATCGACAAGGATACCATTGTTATAACCAATCCCATTTTGTAGGGACTTTCTTGTGCAAACTTTTGCACCCTAGTACAATCTCGCTGAAACATTTGTCACCTCCCCTCGGAATGTCCGAGACTAAATAGTTAATTGTAACTCTGGTAAATAAACATCATCAGTGGTTTCAAGCCATACCTTTGCACCACAAGCCAAAGGGTTATCTGGACTGTATTTCAACACACCTTTATTAAATATAACTTCATTTACTTTATGATTGCCATTATAGCACTTAACAGTAATCACAGGAAGGTTTTCACCTTTGTTGTTTGCTCTAACATTGTGCTGGTTTACATGAATACGCTTTATTATATTACTCATTGTTGAACACCTCCTACCCAATGAAAACCTACAGCAGGTGCAGGTTCTTTCAAAGCATCTCCGCTAACTTCACTGACAATATAAGGTTTAATCTCATTGTAATCAACAGAGCCAAACTCATTCTCAAAGCCCATGACAAAAGCATCTGATATACCATTTGCATCTGGCTTACCTAAATAAAACTCCCAGAAGTTTTTAGTAATGACGTGCTTGTAAACCTTAAATTTTGTTTTGCTATCAACGTGTTTCATATATCTAAATTTAGTCATTTGAATGTCCTCTAAGTTAAAGTTATCTCGGAATGTCCGAGGAATTGCTGGTAGCCTAAACAATTAACTCCAGCTTTTAGTATTATCTCAAAAGTCAACTGCCATGTCAATACTTTGCCAACCACCACAATACCAACCACCACAATACCAACCACCACAAAACTATGGACAAAACTATGGACACCCCTTTTTTCAAGGCAAAAAAAAGCCCTCTTTCGAGGGCTAAGTACGGAGTAATTATTTAGTAATTCCTCGGAATGTCCGAGGCAACCTATAAGTAATCTTTCCTTTCAAGTTTAATTTCATCTAGTGTACTGTTTAAAGGTGTAAGCTTGCGACCAATAATGTGCTGAATAACTGCTTTCGCAAAGCGATATTCTTCACCCATGGCTTGATCGTAAGCATACTCCTGCTCGTTATAGATTTCTAATTGTTTCTCTCTCTTTCGCAAAAGAATACAAGTATTAATCAAGTTAGTTTCTAACCTGCTTCTACTCATAATTAGCCTCCTTCCATTTTTCAATATCATTCAATAAACATTGTGAAAATTCAAGTATTTCGTCGGGCTTCCCCTCATTACAAGATGAATTTTCACTTTGCAATTGTCTACGATAGTAAATTACAGATTCTAATTCCAAACAGATTTTATTTAATACTTTACTCATCTCCACGATATCAATCTCCCCTCGGAATGTCCGAGACTTAGTAGTTATAGTATTCGGCTCTATGATCTCTTGTATAGCTCTTATATTCCTCATACTCTTTTTTTGTGAGCCTATTCCAATACGTAAAACCCTCTGCCCACTCGAATGAATCTTGCATATATTTTAGAGCTTTACGACCATTTTTAAATTTATATGCTCGCCAAGACTCGCAATTATCACAATCCATTGAATGAAATTCATAGTAAACAGAAAAAGGATACAATTTTAATTTGGTATCTTGCCACCATTCCCTAAATTGTATACGCTTAACGTCTAGATCACTATTTCTAATAAACTTATATTTTTTATTAAATTTAAAATGTAATGACCAATCACGACCTGTTTTATAATAGCATATTCTACTGTTAAATAATTCTAACCAAGATACTCTATCACCAAATTTAAGGCTAATTAATTTACTATTAAAAAATATTTTCATTTTACTTCTCCCCTCGGAATGTCCGAGACTTTTTGATTTTATCCCATACTTTTCTGGATACTCTTTGTTTAAATACTAGCCTTTCATCTGGGTGAATAGTCTTAACTTTTACCCACTTCCAACCAAAGCTAACAACCTCCACAATTCTGAAACCCGACCCAATCCTAGGCATCTGATTATCTAGGTGTAGATCGAATATATCACCTTTTAATATTTTCATAATGATTTCTCCGTATTTCTCGGAATGTCCGAGGGTTAATAAAAAATTACTTTTACTAGCTTTAGTATTATCTCGCAAATCACCTTCCAAGTCAATATATACCAACCGCCAAGACAATAGCCAACGCAAAACTATGGACACCAATTGCAGAGCCACCAGCCAACGCAAACTATGGACAAACTATGGACAATGGCTCTCGAGCTGAGAGCTTGTATCATCTCGGAATGTCCGAGGATTGCATTTCTTCAAGACAAAAAAAAGCCCTCCGAAGAGGGCTGTTTTTATTTTTGGTTATGATGCTTTTTTAGTTTTGCTTTTTTCTGCTTTTGTCATAGCGGTCATAATTGTTTTATATAGTGCTTTATCATCTTTATAATATTGCTCTAGCTTCAGGGTTAAATCGTTAATAGCTTTTATTTCTGATCTAACCAATTGAACAGCTTTTCTAGATTGTGAATTATTACCACTTTTTGCACCTGTTTTAGTTGAGCGTTTTTTGTACTCACTTGATAATAATTTTGCACTATCTTTTTTTGTTAAGTCAATCGGGTTTTTAGTGTTTTTAAAATTCTTTCCAAGCCACGTATTTAAATCCCTTAAGACTTGGTGACCTGCAAGCTTTTCAGTGTGGTAAGCATTAACAGTATCAAACTTGCCACCAGTCAACGAACAGATTACCGATTTCATATAAGATCTATACTCTGTTGCATCTTTACAAGCTTTCAAACCATCGGCTAGTAATATGTCTAAAATAGTCTGTTGGCTTGATTTACTTTCTTTTAATAAATTATCTGTAGCATCTAAGATTAACTTTTCAGTATGTGAATAGATACCTTGGATATTATCAAGGGCTAATTTTAATTTATTTAAATTTGATTTTTTCATTTTTTAAATTCCTATTTTAAAGTTTAGTTAGTCTCGGAATGTCCGAGGAATTAATTTAATCATTGGCTAGAATTTCCAACCAATAAACCAATTATATGAAATAACCCTGATCAAGTCAACAATATTGAATCCTTGGATTGTCTCGGAATGTCCGAGGAATTGTCTCGGAATGTCCGAGGAATTTAAAAGTATTTAAAGTGTAAAAATAAAAACAGATAAGAACAAACAAACACGTAAATAAAAATCCTACACTTAAGAAACACTAAAGAATCTTTTGTCATCATCTATGACAAAACCCTGAGGACACTAAAGTGTTTTTAAGTGTAATTTTTAAAAGCCGTCCCGAGTTTCGGCAAGGACTTTTTAGTGGCTGGGAGGGCACAAGGGGGACTACCAGCCACCGCACATACGATAACCACCTCAGATTTTTCTGTCAAAATACGTCTAAGAAGCCCTCTAAGACACTCAAATATTAAGGTAGCGATAGAGATAACGAATACTTAAAGTGTCTTAGAAAGGCTTAGATCACCTCCTAGGGGTATATAAAAGCAGATGTAAGTGTGTTTAAGCAGCTATCCCACGATAGACACGCTTAGGTTTACTTTTAGTTAATCTTTTACGTTTGTTTTTTGTACTAACTTCAATTCCACGATATATACGTTTAGTCATATTACACCTCCGAATGTTAATTGAGATGCGTTCCTTCGGCTGATGCCTACTTCCGTCCATTATAGGATGAACGATGTTAAATGTATGAATAATGTATACATCTGCTTCTAATCTGGATATTTAACAGGCTAATAAGATACCTATATACTATAGTATACAGGGGGGTCTCTCTTATAGGTCACCTTTTGACTACAACAAAGGGTTCTCAGGCTTGTTCTTTATTCGCCTAATTTCTTCTTTAAGGCTGCTAATTTGCTCTTGAATGACTCGTACTTCTGAGTCAGTTTTGCTTGTATCTGGGATATCAATGCCTTCAACTTTTCCTTCAAGGACAGCAATAGAGCCTCTAACTGTTTCAATTTCTTTACCAATATGTCCAATATCGTTATCATTTACTCTTACCTCTAGTGTGGTTAATCTTTGTTCAAGATGTGTAGCATCAGTATCTAATTCTAACTGATTTACTTTCTCATTAAGTGTGCCATATCCTACAGCTACACCTCCAATAGAACTGGCTATACCAATCCATAATGCAACGTCTTGTGGCTTCATCGTAATATCATCTCCAAGTTTTGTTCTGGTTCATTTGCATACATATAATACATTGCACTCTCTACACCCACAGCAGCATTGTTCCAGTCAAGGTTAAGCTGGGTGGGTATTAATTCATCAATAGACACAGCAGTATTTGTAAAGAAATCCATAATAGTATTTGTAGACATAAAAGCATGAGCTATAGTGTCTATAACGTATGCGTCTTGAGCGTAGCTTTCAATCATATTTTTAGTCATACTAGCCTCAAGCATACCATCAATACTTGTGTTGAACTTCTGTCTGCTAGACTCTTTTATTGCTCTAAGATCATTTTCAGTTGCATATGCTTCTGCATTTATCTTAGTCTCTTGGTCTCCTGTAGCAATCTTATCAGCTAGTTCTGTAACGGCTGCTATTTCGCTTGCAGCTTCGATTAGAGTCTCTTTCTCTTCATCATAGGTCTCCTGCTCTAGGTCAATCATATCGTTCAATAGAACGAGCGAGAGAGCCTCTGGAGTGCTGTTCACTAAACCATCAGCATAAGCCTGATTGAATATATCCATCTGTTCTGCTGTTAGTTCGTAGCTAGTACCATCATCATTGTTATAAATTATAGTGTTGCCATCCTCCATAGACTGTGTAGTCCATTGGATGTATTCTTGCATCCTATTGTTTATCACATTGTTCATCATAGATGTAGCGTCTTGTAATTCTGTCATATCGTAAGCGTTTTCGCTCGCATTTACTTTCTGACTTAGGCAAAGGCTCGTGATCAACAACAATACGCTTAGGAACATATTGGGGGTTTTTGACATAAAATTCAATTGCATCTTCTCCTATTAATCCTTTGATTGGGCAGGGTGTTGAGGCATTACGCATTGCCCACCAAACTCGTGGGTCTTCGCAAAGCACACTTGTGGCAGCCACTTTAAGTCCTAGTTGACTTAGTTGTCTGCTTAGTTTCAGTCTTTCACAGTTCTCATCAACCTTCATCTTAGATGCAGAAAAACCTATCTGTAAAGTTTGCATACCTGCACCTGAAGTAACGATACAAGTATCTGCTTGATATGTTGGTGTTGATGGACTAACTGCCGTGGTAACAGGCATACCTTCTTGGTTGACCGTCGTTTCTGACGTTGTAGTTATAGTTTCAGCCTGTTGGTTTGTACCAAAGTCTCCTACGACAGCTTCACTGGCTAGTGATTGTTGAGCCAGCAGGGTTAAAATTAACAGTAGTCTCTTCATTTACAATTAACTCTTCTATTTTTATTATCCACGATTGTGGAATTGCTATATATGCACCCCCTTCTTGTAAAGTATCTTCTACAATACGAGAACGCATAACGATAACATGGTCTTGACCATTCATAACTAACCAGCCAACCTCTTGAGCAACTGCACATTGGTGATTTAAAATATCATCAATGCTTGCCCAGTTACCATCAGAGTCTTGAGCATCTAACCATGTTAGCCTTACCATTGGTATATCTTTCATATCCATGAAGCTTTCCTTGGGGATGAGTTTATATTATAACCATTAACAAATTTATCTAGTTCATCCATTAATAGTTGTTCTTTTCTATCTCTTATTTCTCTATCTACGTCAGCAGCCATCTGTTCTACCCAATAAGCTACTCCCATTGCTAGAGCATCTAATCTATCATCGTGAGCTAAAGAACCTTTCCACCTAGTTATACGAGACATTTGATATGTAAGCATATATCTAGAGGCTTGTTCAGGAGGTCTGTGTTGGACACTATCAAAGTCGTGTTGTATAACTTTAGGATCAATGATTAACCTGTGCTGGTTCATAACTGGCTCAAGTGTATCAATAATTCGCTTTTCCTTTTGGATATTGTGTCTTACTTCCTCCATTGTTACAGGGTATATCTTTCTTAGATATGGTTTTATTAGCTCATTAAACATACCATCACCAAAGTTACTTTCTATAAGAACCATGTTGACTTTATGTTCTTTAGCTATATTTGCTAATTTAGTTAAAGTAGCATCACTATATCCACCTTCCAAACCATTACACTCAGGAACGTATAAGAAACCATTAAGCATCTTAACTACAGCATAAGCAGTTTCATCTCGACCTCTACCAGAAGGGTCGATAACTAATACTGATCCTGTATAATTTACGTAATCTCCTACTACAGCTTCTGGAGCGTAATACTTATCGCCTGACAGTCCTACATTAGGCAAATCTTTAATTTCTTTCATTACACCATACACAAGTTTTTCAGGTGCTTTATCTGTATCTACAGACATTATCATTAAATCTGACAATTTAAGTGGATATCTATCAGTATCAGACAAGCTAGTGTCTAACATAAATTGTAAGGCAAATCCTGAGCGACCATATGACAATTCACGCTCTAATAAGTCATCATCATCAAACCTATCAGGGTCTACTGGTTTGCCATCTAAGGGTGTTTTAGCTGAGGTTATAGCATCCCACAGCATAGGTGCTAAACGTGTCCCATACGCTTTCTGAGAGCCTTCTACGCTAGGATATCTAGCTGTCCAGACCCTCATTTCGTAACCACGTTCAGTCAGAGTGTTATATAAACTCATTTCACACTGAGGTGTACCCAGATATAATATTTTACCGTCTGGTTTTAGTACCGCATCAAATTCTTTAACTGCTTCTCCTAGTTTTTCACGCATCATTTGTGTCATAGAGTTGTTAGGTACTTCGATGTCATCAGCAATGATTATATCTGCACGACTGCCTGTCAACTGACCAGTAATACCGACTGATTTAACAGAAGGGCTACCACTAGCCAGTGCAGGTCTTACGTCAAAAGCTATCTTACTCCACCTTTGTCCTTCGCTTGCTATAAGATGTTGACACATTGGGAGTTCAAGTATTAGCCTTTGTGTAAATGTAGAGAAGTCATCAGCACGTTGTTTAGATGCTGAGACAACCATAAATTTCTTTTGAGGGTCTAATAATAATTGGTGTACAACAAAAGCTGCTGTAATATACGACTTACCTACACCCCGAAATGCTTCAATAATGGCTCTTCGAGGGCTGTTTTGTATATAATCAGCCATATCGTACTGTACTGGAGTAGGTTCTGGTAGATTTAAGTGCTTCCAAACTATAAATAAGAAGTTTCTAAAATCTTTAAGCTGTTCTGGAATGTCCATTTCTACTCCTGTTTTTCTTCACACTAGATATGCGAAGATTACTTGGTGAGTTGTTTCTAGGATTACGATCTATATGATCTATATCTTTACCTGCAAGACGAGCTTTGCCATATCTTTTTACCATTTCTCTTCTTGCTTGTTTACGAGCATCATTTCGTCTACGTTGCTCAGGCTTACTTTGATATCTTTTATATTGTTCTTTTCTTGATAAATTCATTAATGCGAAACCTCTTCAAACGGTAATTCATTTAATAAGTTTGCTAATGGTGATTCAGCAGTTATAATATCGTTACTTGCTCCGTTATCTTTTAGGAACTTTACAGCAACCGACAGTTCTGCTGACGTTGCTTCTCCAGAACGTACTCTAGCAAGCAACTCTTCAGTAACTACTTCATGCAATTCATCTAATTTATTTTTCATATTAGTAAGTCCATATTACAGGTGTTGTTACTCTCAAGTCCACATGGACAAAAGTTTTAGCAATGCCGATGCCTGTAAATCCCAACTCCATTGCTTTTTGTACTATCGTGTACCTATCGTCACCACTGTGTATGCGAATATCTGCTGCAATACCTAGTGTATGTTGACCACCTTTCTTTTTACTTTTTTCAACACTATGAGAAGGGTCACGATAACCTGATGTAATTGTAAAAGGAAAACCACAAGCCTCACGAAGTTCATCTAGTTTATGTATAAAGCCTTCGCTCATATTGTTTTTGCCAGTTTCTTGACAATCAAACTCTTCTAACTTAAAATATTTAAAGCTCACTTATTGACTCCTTTTACTTTTTCAAATGAACGTAAGCCACCTAGACCGAGCATACCCATAAGTACAGGCATCATAACGCTCGTATCCGCTTGGGGAACTACCACACCAAAGGGTGCTGCTAGAGGGCTAATTAAAAAATTTATTGTAAATCCACCAACACACACCCAAGCTGTTGCTGGTCTCCATGATGATTGAAACCAATTACCTTTTGCATCTAATTTATTTACTTCTATCTGAGCTTTAGCAATCTCGTGTACGTGCTTCTCAGACATTGTAGCAATCTCGTGTGCTATCTTTTGTTTTACATCTGCATCTGGTATAAATTTGTCTAACAGTCCAGTTACAGGAGCTATTAATTGTTCTATCATTTTAAGCCGTCCTTTTATGCCTTGCTGCAAAATTTCTAGCTGATTCAGGAGAACGGAATCCCCATTTTCTTAATGCTAAAGCGTATCTTGTAGGTTCTCCATTAGGTTTCTTCATAGGAGCTTTCATACCTGCAAATCTAGCAGCAAAAGAAACTCGTCTTGGATTAGTACCAGAACCTACGGCAGGTTTTAAATTAGAACCTTCTTTGTTTTTAAAATATTTTCTACCTGCTGCTGTAAGACCACCTGTTTTACTTTTATGTTCTTTTCGCATATTATTACCTACTTATGATATTTTGTCTTTTTTGATTTTAATTTTACTTTAGGTTTTACTGTTGCTTTTTGGTTATTAGAAGGTCTACCAACCTGTTTTCCATATGTTCCTTTACCGTAAGGCATCTTTATCTCCTATGTATATCTTGACGTTTTCTTAGCTACATTTTCAGGCTGACTAGAATACTGTCTACCTGCTGCTGTATCTGCTCTTTTCTTTGCGTTAGTTGCTCTTTTCTCTGCTATTGTTAAAGACTGTCTAGCTTTCTTAGGAAGATACCTAGAACCTTTTCTACCAGTATATCCCCAGTCTTGTTTAGACCACTTAGCTAATTTATTAGTAGATTTTTTTGTACCAGCATAAGTACCGCCAGATGCTTTGTAATATTTAACAGCAAGTTGCATAGCTCTAGCTGAATGTTTACCACCCAATCTAGCTCGTGCTCTAGCTTTAGCTGCTGCCCATTTTTTAGGGTCTCGTTTAATTGCTGTTCCCATTATGCACCTATTAATTTAACTAATATTGTTACAATACCTGTAAGTAGTATTGCATTAAATCCATATATTCTATTTTCAAGACGTTGCATTTTTTCTGCACCTTTTTCTAATTGTCTTTCTACATTTTGCCATCGTATTGTACACTCAGACTCATGCTTTTCCATTCTAGCTAATACATCTTTAGCAGTAATTCTTTCGCTCATAATAACCTCAATTTAATTATAATATCATCTTCTCTTTCTTGTTCACTTATATATTCAAATAAATCTAACCTATTACAAGCAGCCTTTATATAATTATACATTGATGTATCTTTAACACAGTCTACATTTAAATATGTAAATCCTAATGATTTTAATAGTACATTACTACCTGATACAGCTTCTATTAAAACACTTGTTGATTTAGTAACACTATTGTAAACAGTTATTTCATCACCTTTTCCAAATGCTTGCACATACCCTGTAACTTCAGCAGCTCTCATTTCAGTTGCTTCTTTAGTAAAACTAAAAAGATAAAAGTTGTCTGCTTCACTGCTAAATGTTTTACGTAAGTTTTCTTTGTCATCATAGCCAGTATTTTCTATAATAGAAGCAGAGTTTGCATCGTAGATTGTATCGAATACTGTATTATTAATTTCTGTTATTCTTTCTACAATCATCTCTACTCCTCTATAGTTAATGTTGTGTTTCCAGAAGTACCTATTATATTAGTAACTTGATTAGCATTGCTTTGTGTAGTCCATCTCCAAAAACTTACTTTATAATTAGCATTACCTTTGTTTTGTACACCTACACCTATAACATCAGAATACGTAATAGTTCCTACAGAAGTAGTTATACTACTAAATAAAGCACCTAAATGAGTTGTACTTGATTGGTCTGGATGTAGAATCTCTATTCTTATTTCTCCAGCTCTTTCTCTAAAAGTTACTATTTGATAATCTGTACCACCTGTTGTGTATATTACTGGATCAAGTGCTCCATACATTGTTGTTGTAGATGTGCTTGAACCTTGTTGTTGCCAAGCAGGAGAACTATTAGGGTCAGCTTGGAATCCATATGAACTACCAAACTTGTCTGTAAATGAGCCAACAGTAAAGTCTGCACTATATCCTGAAGGAATAGAAGATGCTATAACACCTGAGCTAAACATATTCCCTCCTTATGATAAACCAGAACCAAAGATAACGGCTGTGTTTGTTCCTGTATAAACAACTTCTACTGTACCACTTTTACCTACTGTAATTGTGTTGTCAGTAACATTAGCAGGATCATTACCAGCAATAACTTTACTTAGAGTTATACTGTTAGTATTTCTAGCTAACGTAATATTTTGTGTAGAAGCATTTACAAACGTAATCATTTGCCCTGCTGTACCAGTAGGTAATGTATAAGCGTTCACACCACTACTGTAAGTGTTTATATACTTTTTATTTACTGCTACTGTAGGTACAGTGTTTGTACTTACAACTTCTGTAGTAGGTGTTGAAGTTATAGCATCAGCATTTAATGTGCCTGTTATGTTTACACCTGTATTAGTTGTATTGAGTTTTGATCCAGTATTACTTGTGTCACCATAATATAATTTAACCGAACCAGACGAACCATCAGTACAATAAACTCGTCTAAAATTATTGCTGTCATTTAATGATAAATCAGCTGCCTTAACAACAAGGTTTCCAGAACCAGTTTCAATTATCTCAGATACACCACCAGAAGATTTTATCTCTAAATCTGTATTAAGATTAATAGATTCATTATCACCTAGAGTTAAACCATCAGCAGTTATAGTACCAGTAAACGTAGGAGAAGCAATATTAGCTTTACCCGATACAGTTGTATTGAGTGCAGCAATATCTACACCATCTACAGTTCCAGATACCGTTATGTTTCCAGTTACGTCTATACCTGTATTATCAACCTCTAAATTAACATCAGAATTACTACCAGAAGTAAAATACGTTTTTCCTGAATGAAGTACTATATTATCAGAACCTACCTTTAAACTATCAGTTAATGTTGTAGCATTATTGTTTAAACCTAGTGTAGAAAACTCTCCTATTTGGCTAGTTTGGTTATCTCCAAGTTGTATTACAGAGCTAGATGGTATTAAAAGACTATCGCTACTAAATGTTTTGTTACCACTAATTGTTTGATCACCTGTAAGTTTTACTACTTCATTATCATTAGCTTTAGTAGCTATAGCTGCCGTATTAAGCACTATTTGAGCAGAATCTAAAGCAGAAGAATCAAAAGATTCTTGTGCTATATAAAATATTTGATTAGCATCTTTATCTAGTGCATCAGCAGTTAAGACTGAAGAATCAGAATAATCTGTTAATCTAGTACTTCTACTAGAATTTCTTTGTATTAATACTTTAGCATTGTTAGCAGGTGCTCCATGACTTACAGTAAATGTTACTTGAGTTCCTGAAACCACATAATCAGTTGTTATAGTTTTAACTGCACCATCTACTGATACAGTTAAATGACTACTGTCTAAGTGTGGTGGAGCTGTAAAAGTTGTGACCGTGCCGTCACCAACACTTTCCGTATATGAAAAAGGCATTATATTATAGCTCCTTACTCTTGATTAAAAAACATATCTATTTCTTCTGTACGATGGGCATGATGTAATCTTTGCTTTTCAAACTCTGGATGCCCTTGTAACATATTAGAAACTTTTTGAGCAGCTAAAGTTCTATATTCTGTTATAATAGACTTTAACAAAGTGGCTTTTGTGTCAGTATCTGTAAATTCTACAGAATGAACTGGGTCTCTTATTTCAAAGTATCTATTATCATTAATAGCTGTATGTAAAGTTTCAACTAAAGTTTTATCATTATATTTAGGATTTTTTATAGTTCCTATTAATTCTTGATAGTAGTCATAGTAACTTCTACCTTTTTGCCAGATAGTGCCTTTTGATGGAGTACCTTCTGTAAACTCTAATCTTTTAATGTTTAAACCCATCCAAGCACTTTGTTTAGCTACAGGCATTGATAACTCAAGTCCTATTCTTCTCATTTCATCAACAACTTCTTGGAACTTTCCTTCGTACTCTTCTTCTCTTTTACTTTGTTTTTTGTTAAGTCCAGTATAACCCCATATTGCTGGTGGCTTGTTTACTGGTTTACCGTCAAGTACATTTCTTCTTAGGTCAGTTTTACCTTGATATTCTGTATTGTTAAAATTAAATAAGTGAGGCTTACCTTTTAAAGAACTCATAATATCTCTATTTTCTACAGTAAATATATCGTTACCTTGTGAAAAATGTATTTCTTCAATTAAACGATAGTAAGGCATATAACCTTGAAGATGTTTTAAAGCACCTTTAATTGCTCTTTGACCTGCTTGATCTACTCTTCCTGCTGGAGGATTAATTACATCAGATATAGATTTTAAACCTTGTAAAGTAGGTATCTCAAGAATTGTTTTAGTTGCTGCAAAAACGTGCTTACCAAAACTAGCTTTAATTTCTTGATCAGTTCCATATTTTAATGTATCACTAATAGCTCCTGCAACCATTATAAATCTAGCAGCAGGGTCTAACCTTCTGACTGCAACACCATTTACACTGTAAGGAAGATACTCATCAGACATATTTTCTACATTAGATCGGTTTCGATCAGTAGAACCTCCACCTTGTATCATACCTGAACCAGCCATCATAAACGCACCAGCCCATAACATAGTACCTATACCAAGAGCTGCATTTGCTTCAGCAGCTATTTGAGGGTTAGGTGAATTTAATCTAGCTCTTAAATCTTTTGAAAACGCTTGTAAAACAGGAGTTCTATCTCCTACAAATGTCATAAGGTTTGTCGGTGTTCTAACAAACGGAAGTAATTGTGTTAAAATAGGAGAATGATTTCTAGCTCTTTGACCTAGCTTACCAAAGAATCCAAATATATCATCAGACATTTGATTTTGGAATGTAACTATATTAGCTTCTTCTAAAGCCTCTTCTGCAATAGAACCTCTTACAGGTTGTACATTATTAGCCATATCTTCAATATGTTTTTGTATAATAAAAGAACCTTGCTCGTCTGCTTTTTTCCAAGCAGTGCTGAAATCGTCACCTTCGTCTAAGTAACGATTAATTAATTTTCTATCAACAGTAGCTCTAAAAGCTCCTTGTTTCATAAATTCGTCAGAGCTTATCATTAAACGTCTACCTAGTAAACGATTAAGGTTACCAAAAATGTTAGCAGTATACATACCGACACTTTCACCTTCTTGTCTGCCTAAAGTTCCAACAGACATATCACGGTTTCCTACTACTACACCATTACCTGCTTTACCATCAAAAGCATCAAAAGCAGTACGGTAAGGAGCTATAGAACCTCTTGACGTATTAAGTGCGTGTACAAAATATCGTAAAGAAGCTTGGAAATGTTTTAATAATAATATTTCTTCTATTACAGCATTACGAAAAGCTTTAGCATCTCCAGCTACTACACCTCCAGCAAGTCTTTGTAGTATTCTATATTGTTGGTGAGCTGCCGAAGAAACAGTGTTTACTGCTATAGTAGACCAAGCACCTAGAATGTTATGTACAAAAATATCGTTTGCTATAGCTACTCCTTTTGTAAAAGGACTTACTTTTATATTTTGCATATTTTTTATAACTTGTATTCCAGCATCTGCATCAGATGTTTGAGCTAACTTTTGAAATAAAGCTGCTCTTTCGTAAACATTTAATTTATCAGAAGCTAATTCTACATCTAAGCGACCTTTTAAAGCCTGTAGTTCTCTACCTGATTTACTACCTAATCTTTCTATTTGAGCTGTTATATTTTCTAATTCTCTATATCTGTATATAAAAGAATCTTTATCTATAGTTTCAGCTTTCTTAAAATTTTGCCAAGCATATGTTTCAGCAGTTTTAAGAAAGTTTATATAATTAGCAACACCATGAGTTGTACCTGTAAGTGATGAAGGTATTGTTTTATTATTACCTATAGCAGCTACAAATGTATCTAAATCTAAATCTTTTGCTGATTCTACTAACTTTTCTTTTTCAAAATGTTTAGCTAGACTTTGAAAATCTTTTTCCATTATTGTTACAGCACTACCTTTAGGTACTTCATTCTTAGATATCTGTACTGCTAAATTACCTACTACTTCATTTTTAAATTTCTGTAGACCTTCTTGCCTTGCTGTTTGTCCGTCTAACCTAGAAGCTATACGATTTTCTAAAGCATTTACGTTTGTTTTAGCTTGTTCTTCTGTAGTAACACCTCTAGTTCTACTATCACCTGTTTTAGTATTAGGCTGTGCTGTTATAGCTGCCTCACCTAATTGTGCATCAGGAGCTGCTTTTTTGGCTGCAATACCCTTACTAAGACCAGTTAAAGCACCAGCACCACCACCAAAAATACTACCACCTATACCACCAATTGCAGCAGATTTAGCTATATGCCCTATACTAGAGCCTTCTCCTATACCTATTTGTTCTTTAGCTTCTGCATCAAAATGTCCGTGAGCTGCACCTATTGTAGCTCCTTCAAAAGCACCCCACTTAAAACCTTTTCCAGCATATGCAGCTACCGCTTTACGTATACCTGCTTGTGCCACTTGTTTAGCTGCTTGTCCAGATAATGTACCATAACCGCCTGTAAGAAGTCCTGCCCAGTTAAACCAGTCTGTAACTACAGCTTCACCAAAATCCATAATAGCAGTAAACTTATTACTCTGTTCTCTATAAAAAGGTACTGTTGAATCCCAAACATTATACATAAGACCAATAGCTTGTCTTTCTTCTTCGCTAAACTGGTCTCCTCTTAACTTCATACCTAAAGACATAACGGAACTTGTATTTAATGTTAAGTCACGCATTTCTTCATAGAAATAATCAAGAGTTTTTCTATCATCGTTTAATAAATCTTCTCTTATAGCTCCTTCTTTATTATTAGCATATAATCTTGTAGCATTTAGTAAAGCTTGATTTTGTAAATTATCAGAATATGAAGCTTCTTCTTGTGCTATCCCCTCAGGGTTTAACAGTCCTGCTTCATCGTACTCTTTAACCAACCTCGATTGGTCTGCTGGGCTTAGTTTATTAGGAGTTTTATACTTCCTACCACCAAACTCATAAGTATATAAATCTGCCATTTTTTTACTCTCTAGTTAGTTGTGACATTTTCTGTTACAATGTAAGTATTAGCTTCGTTACCTACAGTAACTGTATTGTTTGCATCATCTATCATAGATATATAATAATTTGTAAGTTCTTGTTGGATTGCTTCTTTCTTTTGCTGTTCTTTTAAAACCTTTTGATTTTCTATTGCTATTCTATTTTGTTTTTCTAATTCTAATTTTTTTGCTTCTACATCAGGATGTATGGTATCTTGATATACTTGTTGTTCATTACCCATTATTGATCTAGTTGCCTGTGCATAAAAATCTTCTTTAAAAAACTTATTAGCTGTTTCAATAACTTTTTCTTCGTCTGCATCAGCAGGTAAGTTTTGAAGAAGATAAGAATCTAACCTGTTTTCTATCAAAGCTATATAACTATCTAATTCTGTTCCAAAACCATATTTATAATCAGCCTTTTCGTTATTTGCTATATGAGTTTTAAATCTACCAACTATACCTTTTTGTATATTATCTAATTGATCAGAAGTCATATTAACATAAAAGTCACCTTCTATCTTTTTCTGTAAAGTATCTATTAATGCTTTAGCTTCTTCACTTTGATAATTTTCTTTTAGAGTTAAAATAGCTTGACGATAACTTTCAGAATTAAAATTATCTTGACCCGAAGCTAACCTGTCTCTAAAACCTTGTAGACTATTTCTGATAACATTTGTTTCTTCTAAACTTGTTTCTAGACCTTTAACTAAAGTATCGTTTTTATTTGCAAAGGTAACTTTTATTTCATCTATTTCTGTAGGATTTAGCTCCCTGTCTAATTGTTCTTCTGCTATTTCTATAGCTTTTTCTATACCCTCTTCACCTGCACCTAATTCTTTAAAACCTTGATCTACTGCTACTTTTATAATAGAATTTTCTCTAAGTGCTATTTTTTCGTCAGCATCGTAGTTAGCTATTTTAGCCTGAATTAGTTGTTCTTGTATACCTTTAAAAGCTTCTCCTTTAAATAATTTACCATCGACTAATTGTTCAGCATATTCAGCTAATTTTGTATCGTGTTGCATAGTAACAGG